GACAACGTACTAGAGGGCCGAAGCCCTGTTCAGATTCACGCAGAAACGCTAGGCGTTGACCTTGCTGCTATTCGTGCAAGCGCTGACATATACAAAAACGGAACGCTTAAATTTTTGCTTAAGTCTGAGCACCAAATTAAGCCAGAACAGGCGCAGGGCTTGAAGCTTAGCCTAGACGACGTAATTAACGGCGCTAGCCGCTCTACTGTATTGCCTGCTGGGGTTGCAATGGAGAAACTAAGCATGAGCCCAGAAGAGGCGCAGTTTCTAGAAGAGCGCCAGTTTAGCGCTGAGGAAATTGCCCGCATATTTGGTGTACCTGCCTCTATGATTGGAGCAAATAAAGACGGGGTAAAGAGTAGCGTCGAGCAAGAGTACCAAGATTTTTACAGCCGCACTTTGATGGCTTACGCTATTAACATAGAGCAAGAGATGCGCCGCAAGCTTTTGACCGAAGCCGATAAAATTAACTATTACTTCAAGTTTAATTTTAACAGCTTGCTGAGAGCAACGGCTAACGATCGCGCAGACTTTTATAACAAAGGAATACGCGGCGGCTGGCTTTCTCGCAATGAGGCCCGCCAATTTGAAGACGCAAACGGCTTTGAAGGTGGCGACTCTTATTTGATTGAGGCAAACCTTATGCCTTCTGAGCAAATTAACGCCTATATGCAGGCTAAAATTGACCAGCTGACTAGCGCCGCACTTAAAAACAATAACCCCGACGGGAATAACAACAATACACAAGCGTAACCAATGAGCAATAACACAGAACGCCGCGCCTTTTTAGGTTCAATCGAGGCCCGTATGCAAGAAGGGCAAGAGCTTCCCGTAGAGGTGCGCGGGGTAGCTGCTGTAATTAACCAAGCTACTGACCTGGGTTTCGCCGAGGAGATTATTAGCGAAGGCGCCTTTAATGAGGTGCTAGAGGATGATGTGCGGGTGTTGGGTAACCACGACCCTAACCAGGTGCTAGGCAGAACAGCAAGCGGCACAGCTAAGGTATTTTTAACCGAGAGCGGGGAGTTAGGGTATAGCTTTACTCCTGACTACGAGAACCCCACGCACGTTTCTTGGGTTCGCTCTATTATGCGCGGCGACATTACGCAAAGCTCTTTTGCTTTTACCGTTCCTAAAGGTGGCAGCGAGTGGCGCAGCTCTGAGAAGTACGGCGTAAACGGTATGCGCGTTATCAAAAAGATTGAGCGTCTTTATGACGTTAGCCCTGTGACTTACCCAGCTTACGAAGGCACAGCAGTAAGCGCCCGCGATTTGCAAGCCGCTAAAGACGAGCGCGAGCTAATCGACTCAGAAAAGAGCGAGGCTAGCAGCGATATTATTAAGCTTATGCTGGCTAGATATAAGAACCTTTAACTTAGAAAACAATTAAACACTTATAAAATGAACAAAATTAAAGCTTTGAAAGAGGAGCGCGGTCGCTTGGTAAGCGAGTTGCAGACTCTACAAAACAACATCGAGAAAGAAGCCCGTTCTATGAGCGACAGCGAGTCTGCCCGCTTGGACGAGATTGATAGCCGTTTGGACGCTATCAGCTCCGAGGTTTCTAAATTGGAAAAGTTGCAAGCTCGCGCTGCTGAGGCTGCTTCTTTGTCTGGCGCTGCTTCTTACTCTGAAGAGAAAGAAAAGAGCAAAATGCGCGATCAGTTCAGCTTTAAGCGTGCCGTACAGATGGCCGCTACTGGCCGTAAGGATGGCGTAGAAGCTGAATTTAGCAAAATTGCTGCTGACGAGTTCCAACGCTCTGGCGTTTCTGTTGCTGCTCACTCTGTTTTGATCCCTTCCGAGGTTTTCAAGCGCGATATGACTGCTACAGGTGGTACTTCTGGCTCTGAGGGTGGTGTTAACATCGCTACCGAAGTAGGAGGCATTATTGACGTATTGTTGCCTAAAACTGTTTTGCGCGGTTTGGGCGTTCAGCAGTTGAACGGTTTGGTAGGCAACTTGGATATGCCAACCGCAAGCACTCAGCCCGCTGCTGGTTGGAATACCGAAAACGGAACCGCTAGCGAGAAAAGCCCCGCTTTCTCTAAAATTACTTTCAGCCCCAAGCGTTTGGCTGCTTTCATTCAGGTTTCTAACCAGTTGATGCTTCAAAGCTCTAACTCTATTGATCAGTACGTTCGCAACTTCTTGATTACCGCTATGGCTCAAGAGATGGAAAAGGCTGCTATTAAAGGAGGCGGAACTAACGAACCTACTGGTATTATTGCTAACGCTTCTGTGAACGTAGCTTATGCTGGTGGCGCTGCTAACAACACAGTAAACGCTAACGGTGCTGCTGCTGTTTGGGCTGACGTTGTTAACTTGATGAAAGCCGTCGAGAATGCTAACGGCGAGGGTGTTGCTTACTTGACTAACCCATTGGTTAAAGCTGCTTTGCAAACTACTCCCCGCCAGTCTTCTGGTGTAGAGGGTAACTTTATTATGCCTTCTGGCGCTAATGAGTTGAACGGCTACGCTGCTGCTTTTACTACTAACGTACCTAGCAACTTGAGCAAAGGTTCTGCATCTGATTTGTCTGCTATGATTTTCGGCGACTTCTCTAAGATGGCTCTGGCTTCTTGGGGTGGTATGGAGTTGACTGTTGATCCTTACAGCGGTGCTACTGCTGGCTTGACCAACATCGTTCTTAACTCTTACCTTGACTGCAACTTGTTGCAGCCTACCGCTTTCGCTGTTATCAAAGACATCGACGCTTAATGTTAAGCCCGCTAGGGGGTCAATCCTAGTGCCTTGGGGGTGGTTAAATCTCGCCCCCAGGGGCTAATTTTATGAAAGCTAAAGTTAAATTTTTGATTAACGCAAGCGGGCAGTTTAACCTTTGCTATGGCCCTGGCGATATTGCCGAGCTTGACGCAAAGCAGGCCGAGCTATTGCTAGAGGCTGGCGCTGTTGAGTTAATCGAGGAGCCAAAAGTAGAGGAACCAAAACCCGCTAAGAAGGTTAAAAAATGATTACAGGAAAGCGCACTATAAGCAACGTAAACGCCGCCACGGACTATATTAGCCTGTCAGAAGCTAAGGCGCATTTGCGAGTGACTAGCTCAGCAGATGACAGCTATATTACGGGGCTTATTGGAATGGCTCTAGACGCTTGCGGCAATTACTTAGGTTACAATGTTGTTAAGTCTTCTGTGCGCTATGGCTTCGACGGCTATACGGGCCTCGCTGCTATTGTTAATCCCGTGAACGGCTTGCAACAGCCTAGCGGCAACTATTTGCGAATCCCTAGCCGTGTTCTTAGCGTTACCTCTGTTAATTACATAAGCGACGCTAACACTATTACTGCTTTTGACGCTGCCGACTGGATAGACGCGCCCGACCCTTTGCAGACTTATGGGCTAGATATTTTCTTCAATACCGCGCCTCCTAGTTTGACGGATGCCAAGACTAAGTACTTAATAGAACTAGTAGAAGGCTTCGAGCTTACTAGCGCTACAACTGACCAGAGCAACAAGTTCCCAACCGCTGTAAAGCACGCGGCGCTTTTGCTAATTGGCCAATACTACGATAACCGCGCAGCTATTACGAGCAGCTCAGGAATGAAGCCGCTAGATTTTGGCTTGCACTATTTGCTTGCACCTTATAAAATAGACTTCTTCGTATAATGGACGCGGGCAAGTTTGACGAGTTGGTAACTATTGAGAGCTACACCGAAAGCGTAAGCTCCAACACAGGGCAGCGCGTGCGCAGCTGGTCAACTTATGCGCAAGTTTGGGCGCAGGTAAAAGAAAGCGACTTCGGGCAGGAGCCTACGAACGCAGACCGCAGAGAGCATAAAACGCGGGTTAATTTTATTACTCGCTGGGATGCTGGCTTTAACGTAAAAATGCGCATAAACTGGGGCGGCAATTATTACAACATTTTAAACATTGCCGAGAAAGAGCGCAGGCTTTACGCTAACTTGCTGACTGAATTAACGAGCTAATGAAAGAGGCAGTACAAGGCACGGCAAAGCTTTTGCAACTTATGACCCGCTTAGATTTTAGCGGGCGAAACGAGTTGTATGAGGGCTTAAAAAAAGCCAGTCAGCCTATTATTGACTCTGCACAGGCTAAAGTAAACGTAAGGACTGGAAACCTTCGCGCCTCTATTGGCTTTATTGAGCGGAGAAAAAAAGCATACTATAAAAGCGTAGTTTTAATAGGCCCGCGCACTTATAGCCGTTGGGCTGGATACCACGCGCATTTAGTAGAATACGGGACGGTAAAGCGTAGCATTAAGGCAACCAAAACGAGAGGCGAAAAACTCGATCCAGAATTTGGTAACAGGGGCGCTGTAATGCCTGGTAAATTTGCCTTTATGGCTCCAGCTTTTAAAGAGACTGAGCCAATAGTGCGCAATAATATTAACAAGCTTGTAAAAAAGCTTTTTGATGATCAAATAAAAAAACATAAGTAAACAATTTAAAAAGTAATACAATGGCAACAACAGGCTTAATTAACGGCACTCTGATTGCGATCTACAAAGACGTAAGCGGAACCTTGACCAAAATCGCGAATGCAACTTCTAGCGATTTCGACTTAACTAAAGATATGATTGACGTAACTAACAAAGACAGCGGCGGTTACAAAGAGTTTTTAGCTGGCGAGGCTGGCTGGACTTTGAGCTGCGAAGGTATCTTTGAAGAGGACGGCGGAGTTACTGGCATTAGCTGGAAGGACGTAGTAACGGACTTGCTGGCTGGTACTGAGGTAACAGTAGTTATGACTTCTAACGTAACGGGCGACTTGAAATTGAGCGGCGGCGCTTTCTTTTCAAACTTGACCCTGAGCGCTCCCAACAATGACGCGGCTACCTTTAGCGCTTCTATTCAAGGTACAGGCGCTTTGACTGTCGGCACTATTTAAGCAATAGTTAACGCCTTTTTGCGTATTATTGCACTATGACAGAGGTAACAATAGGGGGCAAGAAGCACCCGCTGTACTTTAATATGGTGGCAATAGAGCGCGTAATGCAAGGCGCTGACGTTCAAAACTTCGACCAACTCGCACAGACGGGCCAAGGTATGGCAAACACGCTAGCCTTCGCCCGTCTTTGTGCTTTCTACGGGGTGCAAGCTGGTTATAAGAAAATCGGCGAGAAATGCCCGTTTAAAGACGCTGAAGAGTTAGCCGAAGAGGTGGGCAGTCTTGCCGAGATTACGCCCGCTTTAAACGCCTTTACGGAGGCTGTTAGCACTTTCTTTGCCGTTGCCCCAGAAGAGGCGCAGACCGAGGGAAACTAACAAGCGGCGAGCGGCGGCCGCTAGACTTCGAGCAATTAAAGGCCATAGGTTACGGCGAAATGCTGCTAACCGAAGAGGCTTTTAACGAAATAACGCCGCGCTACTTTATGCTGCGCCTTAAGGGGCTTAGAGCAGTACAGCAACAAGCTTACCGAAATGAATGGGAGCGGACTAGATGGCTTGCTGTTTTTATGGTAATGCCCTACTCTAAAAAGCGCCTCAAGCCTACGGATTTAATGCGATTCCCTTGGGAGCAGAAAATTGCGGCAAGTGTTAAGGATATAATACAGGCGAATAGGGCTATTTTTGATAAGCTAACCCCGCCTAAATGAGAGCCGCAAAAGTAATTTATAACATACTCGCTAACAGCGCGGGCGTTAGCGCGTTAGTTTCTAACCGAATTAACCCGCTGCGCTTGCCTCAAGGTTCGGCTTTTCCTGCCGTAGTTTATAGCGAGGTCAGTATTAACGCCACGCCAACCAAAGATTCAAACAGCCGCCTAGACTTTACGCGGGTGCAGATTGATTGTCTAGCGCTGACTTACGAAGATGCTAGCACGCTAGCCGACACGGTACGCGCTGCGCTTAATGTAGTAACTCCTGGCACCTATAACGGCGTAAATGTGTTTTATATCGAGTTTGACAACGAGCAGGAGTTTGTAGATGACGCCGCAGACTTTGACGGGGTTTACCAGGTTTCACAGGATTACATAGTTAGCTACTCCGTATAATGGCAAGTAATTTAGATTTAAACGTAATAATTAGCGCCTCCTTTGAGAAGCTCAAAAAGGGGATGGCCGACGCGGTAAACGTCGTTAAAGGCTCCACAAAGAAAATGGAGGAGGCTGCTGCTGGTTCTAAGAAAGCACTTGAGCAGGCGTTAGGCGGGGAGAATCTAAGAGTAAAGCGCCGCGAGCTTACGCAAACAATTAACGAGCAGCGCAGTATTTTAACCAGCTTTAAGCAGGATTTAATTGCGCTAGAGAATAAGTTAGCCCAAACTAGTAAGGGCGACCTAATGAGGCAGAAAGCGCTTAAAAACGCTATTGCCTCGCTGAAAATTGAAATTAAGGATCAAGAAAGCGCCGTTCGTAATTTAAGCGACGCTAGGGCTGAGACTAACTTTAACCTAGAAGAAGGCAGCCGCAGAGCCGAGCAAAACACGCAAGCAATGGAAGCGCTTAGCCGTGCAGTCAATGCCGCTGCTATGGCTACTTTACTTTTTGCTGGAGATAACAAAGAAGTCAGCTCAATAATGCGGGGCGTTCAGGTTACTATGGCCCTAGCCTCTGCTGCTGTTGCTGTTTATAACTTAGCGCAAAGGCAAAACGAGATTTATACTGTCGCCGCTACTGCTGCTCAGAAAGCTTATGCTTTTGCAGTAGGCACTTCAACGGGGGCGATGAAAGCTTTTCGCATTGCTTTAGCTGCCTCTGGTGTTGGATTAATAATAATAGGCTTAAGCTCTTTAGTTAGCAAATTTGCAGAAGTAGGCAGCGCCGCTAATGATAGCGCGGACGCTGTAATAGCAGCCCGCAAGAAGTTAGAGAACGATTATTTTAGACCTTTAGAAAACCGTCATAAAATAGAGATGCACAACCTCAAAATGAGGGGCGCAACTCAAGACGAAATACAAAAAGCAGAGGCAGATTTTTTAACGGAAAAGAAAAGGCTAGTAGATCGTGCTATAGCTTTAGCAGAAATCGAGCAAGGCGTTTCTAACGACGTTAAAGAGAAAAAACTAGAGGAACTTAGGAACCTCAAAAATCAGCTTGTTGCAGACGCAATAGACGCAGAATTTAAGCAACAAGAGGACGCGCTCGAGGAAACGAACAAAATAGAGAAAAAGAAATTTGACGATTACGGTAAATACTTAGAAGAAAAGGCAGCGCTTGAAAAAGCAATGCAAGAAAATCTTACTAAGTTTTTAGTAGACGAAGAAGTAAAGCGAGTAAAAGAAAGGGGCAAGGCTCGCGAAATGACTGAGGCTGATTTAATGCCAGCCGCTTCAGCCGCAGCGCCTAAGACCGACAATTACCTAATGGCCATAGCACAGCTAAACGAAGAAGCTGCTGCTTTGGATATGGAGGCCCTAGCGCAATGGCGGGCTAATAATGCCGACCTTTTCCTGGCAATGGAAATAAGGGCGCGCAAAATGCAGCAGTTTGCTGTTAAAATGGAAGTTGCCGCAGAACAGGCCAGCGCGGCCCTTGCGACTATGAGCGCCTCAATGTTAGAAAGTTTTGCTGTATTGTTGGGCGATGCAATAACAGGGAAAGCCGATGCTATGCAAACTTTTTTACAATCTTTTGCAAGCTCCTTAGCTAGCTTCCTTGGTACTTTTGGCAAGGCGCTTATTGCTCAAGGTATAGCTATTGATGCCTTCAAGGAGTCGCTCAAAAGCCTAGACCCCGCTGTGGCTATTGTAGCGGGCTTGGGTTTGCTTACAGCCTCTACCTTAGTTAAGAACGCAATGGCCAAAGGTTCACAGGTGCAAGCCTTTGCAGACGGCGGTATAGTCAGCGGCCCGACCTTGGGCTTAATGGGCGAATACCCAGGCGCTAGAAGTAACCCTGAGGTAATTGCCCCGCTAGACAAATTAAAGTCTATGATCAACACAGGCGGAGGCAGCGGCGAGCTTGTAGCTTCTACTAGATTCGACGGTCGCGACTTGTGGCTAGCTGTTAATAGATACGAAAAAGATAAGGCCAGGGGCTAACTTTGAAATATGGCTAAGATATACTCAGGCTCTTTTTACAGCATAGC